CTTCTTCGTCGGGTAGGCTTCTGGCTGTGTTTCCGAGAGTCGTGAGTTGCTCGTAGGCTTGCGCGATGGAGAACCGGAAGAAGCGATGGGTTTCGTCTGTCATTAGTTTAAAGGGTTACGTTGTTAACGATGATGCTCCAGCCCTTGGACTTGAGTGATGCTACTGCGGTGTTCGTCGCTGCACTGAGCGTTGTTCCATCATAGTCGATGTCGATGCCAGCGTCAGCCAAAGCAGAGCCACCAGATGCTCCGGTAGTCGTTGCGTATTTGCCACTTGCCGAGATGGAGGTTAGTATATTTTCGACCGATTGAGCGGTGAGGGGGCAGCCGTCCCATGTTAGGTTAAAGACTCCTGTCGAGATGCCTGCCGGATTCCACGAGTCAAAGAAGTTCGCGGGGAAGCTCGTGAGACTAGAGCAGTTGCGCCATGTATTTGAGAAGTTCGTCGCTGCGGAGGTGTCTATAAGTGGGAAGCTCGTGAGGCCAGAGCAGTTATACCATGTGTAGTTAACATTCGTTGCTGCGGAGGTGTCGATGAGCGGGAAGCTTGTGAGGCTGGTGCAACTAAGCCATGTGGCATAGAAGTTTGTCCCTGCCGAGGTGTCGATGGGCGGGAAGCTCGTGAGACCAGTGGAGTAGGCCCATGCTCCGGCGAAGTTTGTCCCGCTTGAGGTATCGATAAGTGGGAAGCTTGTGAGGCCGGTGCAAGTATGCCATGCGTTTGTGAAGTTGGTTCCGTTGCTGAGGTCTAAAGCGGGGAAGCTCGTGAGACCAGTGCAGTCGCGCCATGCGCTATTAAAGTTCACATTGGCCACCGCCGTTCCAAGCTTTGCGCCACTTGGGAATGACGTAAGGGCGGTTGTGCCTTGCCATGCGGATGTGAAGTTGGTGCATAGTGGAGCTTGTATTGCTCCGAAATCATTCATGCTTGCGTTACCTTGGAAAGCATTTGCCGCAGAAGTCAGAGCAGGAAAACTCATCGCTGGAAATGACACTAGGGCTGTTTGAGATGCAAATGAGTAACCAATATTCAACACCTCTGGCATTGGAACGCCTTTGAACTCAACAATATCGCCGCGCTGATACCAAGCTGAATATAGGTTGCTTCCAGTGAAACCCTCAGACGCACCTCTATCAATCAAAAGCTTCCGCGCGTCTTCGATGTCTTTGCCAGTTGCGCTTTCGGGCAACAAGATAACACCATACAAATCACCAGCTTTGCGATACGATGCGTTTCCAAGGTTACCCAAAAGATTCAGCTCAGTGACCGCAGTATTGTTCACCTTATACGCAAAGGTTCCGAGGCTCGTCCCTACGACCTGCCAGCCAGCCTGTGTAGTCGATGGGATATCTAGGTGGTCCGTGTTGTCTGCAAAGGTAACAACATAGCCATCACCCACTGGTTGGTCCTCCGTGGTGCCTTGTGTCGCATACTTGTCAGCATCTCCATTGTCAGAGCCAACGATGCGCCCGTTCCAAGATGAGCTGCCTGTTGAAATTGCGCCGACTAGTGCGTCTTGTGGGTCGTAGAAGTAATGGCCAAAGCCATCCTTGAAATCGAACACGTTGTTGCGGTTATTGATATAGTTACGAACCCGATCCGCTTGGGAATCAGTGATCGACGCAGGGAAGAGGGCAAGGTATTCTAGGTCGATGGCGGCGTTGTCTCCGTTAGAAAATCTCTGGCTTCCAATATTAAAATTATCTGAATCAACATCTGGAATTGTGTTAGAGCTGGTTTTTAAATCTGCATTGTTAATCTTACTGCTTAGGTTGCCAGCTAGTGCTTTTACTTGGTGTAACACATCACCGTTTGCGTCATCAAAAAGATTGTCGTGAGTTAATAACGTAGCGTTATTGTAGGTCATAATGCCACCAGAAGTCCCTGCCTGTGCTGAGAAGAGAAGACCTGTTGGACCATAATCATCGTAACCCCCAGTCCTATGAACACTGAATACACGACCAGATGCGTCACCGCCACTACCAAGCACACTAAACGCCGCAAACATGTAACCGTCAGTAATCGTCTGACCAAACAGACCTTGAAGACCATCATTAACACCATCGAATCGAAGCACCGACTTCTTGATAATCGTGGCGGGGTCGTTGCCGGCTTGGTTGATTGTTACGGTCTGGCCACTGGCGCACTTGAACTTGGTGTCGTTGTGGCGCACGTTTGTGGCGGTGAAGTCAACGTCGAGGACTGGGTCTCCTGCTGATGTGGCGTTGTTCCAGATGCGAGCGCGTCCAATTTTGCCGTTGAGTCTACTGGAACTCCCGTTCCAATATGTCCCAATTTCCACAGGATTAGTGGTGGTGTCGATAGCGGTGGATGGGACGGTCTGAGCAGAGCCGATAGCAACATAGCCAGAGCCGGAGTCTAGCTCGGCGGTGATGCTTGTCCCAACACGGGTGACTCTGATGCTCGCAGTAGCTGCGCCAGTCAAACCGTGGGCGAAGTAGGATTGGGCGATAACGCCACCATAGACTCCATAGAGGTTAATGTTCTCCGCGTTCCTGCGGAAAATGAATGATTCTGTGCCAGTGAGCTTAGCGAAGAAAGTCTCAGCCCCAGTAGCCCAGTCAGCCATAGTGACATCCTTTGCCTCCATGACGAAGTTGGTGATTCCGTTGAGGTTGGCGGCATCAGGAACGCTCGCATAGTTCCCAGTAACACCACTCAAATAAAGATACCCCTTACCGTTAATCAGCGGCAACGCTTTGGGCTGGTTTAAAGCCGTCCCTTGTTTCGCGTTGCCTCCTTTATTGCTGCCTCTCGCAAGGTTCTTTAGCAACGGCACTGGCTCCAAGAAGTCAGCGGTCGTCAGCATCTCAGCCAAGACATCGCCGGATGTCGCGCTGGAGGTAAGTGTAGATAGATTGAGTGCCATTGTTTAAAGATTGTCTGAGTGATAAGGCCAGTAGATGACGCGCTTGATGTGGCCGGATAAATCATAATCACCATTATGGTCGTGACCAATGCGAAGCTCTGTGATGCCAGAAAAGTTTCCGTTGTGCGTTGTGTTTGCAATCACACCAACCCCACCATTCATCGAGCCATCTTGTTCTGAGCTATTGTAAGAAATCGCGACTCTGTTTAATCCAGTTTGCACGTATCCAAAAACAAGACTTTGCGCCCCGTCCCAAGAATATAGACGGGTTCCTGTGTTGCTGTAAAGTAACCGATTGCTTCCTGTGGTGCCTCCGAGTAAATAAAACGTGTCACTCTTGTTGCGAGCTTCAAACTCAGCGTAGAACGTGCCGTCACCCCCAGCGTTAAAGAAATCACTAAACGTGGTCCGCGATGCCGCTGCGCCTGATGTTGGGATGTAGCTTGTTAAGCCTCCGGTCTCTAGCTGTGCGCCCCAGATGTAAAGACCGCTTGTGCCGTCTCCATTACCACTTGCGTATATGTTTCTCTCGGTCTGATAAAACTGAAGAAGGATTACATTAAGCTCTCCTGCTTTAGCGTAAACAGACAAAGTCTGGTCTGCTGTTGAATCATATAGACGACAACGATACCAACCGTTTTGTACAGCAACAATAGATGCTTCACCGCCTGTTGGTAAAGGATTCGAGATTACAAATGTCCCATCACCTTCCAAGGTAAACGTCACAATGGGATTAGTCGCAGCTCCTCTATCGGTGGAATTAACTTTAACCCAGCCTATTGTTTCGCCGTTACCCAATATTACTTTATCTCCAGTTTGAGTGTCCGCAGGTGAGACAATGCTATCTGTGTCGATAGAGGATATAGAAGGAGAAGAATACCAAGATGAATTACTAAAGTCCTCACTGTATCCCACAAGGTTCGTCGAGTCCCGCTCAATTTGAAGGTCGTCGCTTGCTCGCGTCACGGTGCTTCCCGAAGTGGGGATGTAACTGGTGGCTACGGTTCCGGTCTCTAGCTGTAGTCCGTAATAATCGGTGTATCCCCCCGCCCCTTGGTAGGTGCTTAAATCTTTCGGGCTAGCATAGACAACTGTGGTTCCTGTTCCAGTTGCTTGCTTACTCCATGTGACCCTATACCACCCACCCCCAGCATTAACCATAGTCATGTTGTTCCCAGAACCACTAAGAGAAACCGTGTCGAAGTTCACAGTGACATTTGAATTTATTTGCGCGGAACCTGTATACAAAGTAACTGAAGAATGCGTCCCCTTTTTTACATAAAGCGATAAGGAATATTCAGTTCCAGAAGATACACTACCCGCAGCAAAACTACAGTAATGTTGACTTAAACCAGTGTCTTCCGTGATACGAATACCTGTATCGGCTCCTGCTAGGCTCTCCGTAGCACTTAGGGTTACCCCCCCCTCTCCTTGAGAAGACCCGTTTGGTAAATTATTCAAGATGAGGTTCGTCGCACTCGGCTCCACCAGAATCATCGGCACTCGCGGCCCATACGTGGCTCCCGTGATGAACTTCGGGCTGCCCGTTGTATTCGCCACGAAGTCACTTGCGGTCGTGCCTTCTTCAAGCTGTGGCCCCCAAATAAGAAAAGAGGAAGCTGGAGCGGAACCATTGTTTGTAAATACAACAAAGGTGTGACTCGTTGCGGTTGCCGTGATTGTAAAACTTATTCGTTCCCAGCCATCTGTCGGGGTGAACCCCACGCCTCCAGAAAGTCCTGTAAAATGAGTAGACTGCTGAATCTGTGAAGTTCCGTCAGATTTAACATAAAAGCTCGCAGTGTATTGCTGGCCGATTGTTAGAGTTTGAACTGTTTCTAGGACTTGCGGCCAAGCCCCGCCGGTCGAAACAACTCTAACTGCATCCTGCTCGCCATTTGGTGCAGTGTCATAATTGTAAACCGAAGTCATTGCGGAATTAAAACTCCAAAATGATTCATTAAAATCAGTATTCACAAACCGCTGATACTTCGTCGGAGTCAACTCGGCTCCTTGCGTCTGGTCAACGCGCACCGTATTGGGGCTGGCCACCTGAATCAACCCTGAGCTGTCTGTGTAGGTTGCCACGCCAGCTCTCGTTGCTGTAATGACATTAAGCGTGTCCGGCTTAGAGGGATCAAGGTCGAGCGTAGGGTTCTCCAGGGTTCCGACCATGGAATCCCGAGCGTCAAAAAGAAGATAAGGGTCCAGCTCGTTGGGGTGAAACTCATTCAAGTTACTCAACCTTTGCGTAAGCGGTCTAGTAAACGGAAGCGTAACACTCCTGTTAACGGTTGGCCTGCTTAACCAAGGCTTCAAGCTGTCCTTCTTCTTCGATGACATATACTAGAGATAGATTGGTTTGATAACAACCTTCACACTAAAGGAGCTACCAGCACCTGTAACATTTGCGCGGATTTCTGACAAAGGAGTCGTGAACAATCCACCTCCGTTACCGGTAAGAGTCGTGTCATCGCCAAGGGCAACCCAAGCGGTCCCGATCTTTTGCTCAAGACTGACGGTGGCTCCGTCGAATGTCCCAGCTACAAAGAAACCACTAGGTGTCCCGGTCCCTGCGTTGACTGCGGGTGTGGTCGTGGAATCAAAGGCACCTGCTCCTGAGCTAAGGTTGGCGTTGGTGATTGTAATGTCTGTAGAAACGTTAGGCATGGTGGTATTGTTTTAATAGTTAGCTGTGCTGATGCCAGAGGATGACGATGACCCGATACCACCTGTGGTCGGACGACGTAGAACCAACCCGGATGCTCCTCGCTTCTTCTTTTTGGAGGCGGTGCCGTCTGCTGGTTTAACGGTTTCAGCGATGGCTGTGGGTGGAGGTGGACTAGCCGGTGGCTCCGGGGGTGTGGGGGTTTTTACAGACATGCACATGGTGGTGTTCTTTAGGTGGTTATGAATTCGTTAGCTAGTTGGTCTTCGTGAAGGGTCTTTAGAAAGTTAACAAGCTCCCGCTTACCCATATAAAAATCAATCTCCCGAAGTGAATCACTAGGGGAGAAATCTTTGCTCGGAACACGTTGGTCCAAGAAGGTTATTAGGTCGCTTGGGATGTTAGGAATGTAATCACTCATGTTGGACTTTCCTCTTATGGTCCTTATTTGTTACACAAGTTCGTTCAAGATGTGCTAAAGACCTCCAAGCTACCGCCGCCCAGTCACCTTCCAGCATGTGACGAAGCAAGGCATCGAGTTCATCCGTTGACTTACTCATGTCCCACCATATCTCATCTCCCGGGTGGTGCTGGATGTTACCTTCGTAACTTTGCTTGGCCACTTCAACCAAGGCGTTCGGGAAGTAACACATCAGCCCACGATACAATGGGATCTGTTTGCGCTCCTCGGCGGTTCCCTTAATTTCTATTGTGGTGGGGTCCATAGTGTTATCTCTTTTGTTTTGTTATCGTAGTAACCAGTCCGCAGGATGAAAGCCATGCGAGCATTTAGTAGGGCATCCTCCTCTGTCATCCCAGCTTTCTCAAAGGTGTTAACAACAGTCTGCCACTCAACCCCATCCTTGTTCAAGATTTTTTCGGCTGTCTTCAAGCCAACTCTTGGAACACCAAAGTATCCATCGGTTGCGTCACCGGCAAGGGTCTGAACGAGGTGTTGAAAGTCAGCCTCCTCTTCGGTAACACGCCTGAGGTCATCCTTGAGGAAGTTATACCACGTGCAAGGAACAGTCGCGAAGTCCTTGTCGCCGCTAACAATGATGGCTCCATCCGGGTTCGCACTTCCAATGATCCCTAGGGCATCGTCAGCTTCCAAGCGTTCTACGTGTATGGTGTTCCATTCATCGCTAGCCCAGTCGCGCAATGCTCCGAGTCCAAGGGGAGTTCTCTTTTCTCTTCGGTGCGCTTTATAAAGAGGATTAATCTCATGTCGAAACGTGTATCGATCCGAGAACACCATCGTGATCTCATCACCGTTATCCTCATAGGCATCCAAGATCTCACAGATGCAATCGGTCACCATGATAAAGGAGTCCTTAAGATCCGAGAAGTCCGAGTGAACTGTGAAGATGTCGTCGTCCCATTTGAACTCCTTCTCAGCAGCAAAGGCTGCGCGATACAGAAGCATGTCTCCATCAATGTATATTTTCTTTTTCATGTTAGCTATATGGGTCTAGTTTCTCGTAGGTGTATCCACACTCGTTTAGGAATTCAATCGCCTCCGAGCGTGACCTGAGCATTTCATGTGCAAAGACATAGGCGCTTTTTGTTATCTGGCTTTCAGTGTCATCATCCATCTCATAGTCTACTTTCTGTATCAATGCGTTTAAGGCTTGTCCTGCGAAGTAGTCCAGTGTGCTTATTCTGAGGGTTTGTGGAATTATTCTATCATTTTTCATAAATCGTTTTAGTGTGTGTCTTTCCAAGTCTTTCCAATACGGTATTCCCCATCGAGAGGACATTGGAACTTAAGTTGTTTTCCTGCCTTCGTCAATGATGCACAGAATAACTTACCTAAGGTGTCAGCGTGTTCCTCCAGACAACTGAACTGAACCTCATCGTGGATGTTACCGTGAAGCTCAAACGGATGAGGGGCATCGTGGTGGAAAATTACCAAGGCTTTCTTCATAATGACAGCACCTGCTGATTGTAATAACAAATTCAAAGCCGAGTGACTGGAGCGAACAGGAAGTCTCCTTCCGTCTAAACCTCCTAGCCATTGCTTACCTTGAAGAGACTTCTCAATCGCCTTCTTAAGTTTCTGAATGGCAGGAATCTTTTTCATGAATGTTTCCTTCAGTATTTTCCCTTCCCGTCTACTGCCACCTACCAGTTTACCTAGGTTCTGGTCGCCGCTTCCGTAAAGGAACGCATAGATAAAGGTCTTAGCGTGGTCCCTGGTTGGAAGACCTGCTGCCTTTTGGTTGGCGGTGTGAATGTCTCCATCAACAACTGTTCGAGCATACTCTCCATTGTCATAAGGATGTAAGAAGGCGGCAAGGCATCTGAGTTCTAACCCACTTGCATCCACTCCTACTAACACCTTGCCTTCGGGAGCGTGAAATAACTCACGGCATTGGTTCCCATAGGTGGCGCGAGATGCCGGGACTTGGGAAACATTTGGTTTACTGTGAGTGCATCGACCACTGACTGCTCCATTGGTGTTAACTTCTCCATGGATACGTCCATCTCTTACTAACTTCAACCACGCCTGTTTTCCTTCTGCCACTTGACCTAAGCGTTTACTTAGTAGGAGGTATTCCAATAACATCCGGGCCTCCGGTGAGTCGATCCCTTTCAACACAGCCTCATCAATCTTCGGTCTCTTTCCTTCGTAAGCTTCGGGTTTCCACCCCATCTTCATCAAGCGTTCTGAGATCTGGTCCCGGCTGTTAGGGTTGAACGGCGTGGTCTTGGTTTTGTTACCAGTCTTTACGGCTTTGTCAGCCAGCACTTGCTTTAACTTCTTTTCCTTGAGGACTAGCTTGAGTCCACCCTTGGTTGCAGCCGTGTAGGTCTTTCCTTTTACCTCAACAGTCCACCCCATCGGGGTCTTCATCTCCTCTGTGGTTGAGGGGAACATGTCTTGTAACTCGTCACGGAGTTCAGCCCGTCGAGCCATGAGTTCTTCGGTCAGCGCGTTAGCTTTCTCTATGTCAAAGGGCCAACCGTTCATCTCCTGCTCGGTCATCAATAGCGCAAAGTCATGCTCCAGAAATAACATATCAGAAGAGGGTTTCCCTTCCATAAAATGATAGAACAAATCTACTACCACATGAACATCTTGCTCGCAGTAGTCTTGCATTTCCTTGGACCATTTAGTCCAGTCCTCAGTGGAACCGTGGTCGTCCTTTTCATTCCCCAAGCGGAGACCCCATGCCTTCAAACTATGACTACCTCTTAGGTTCTTTGGGTATTCGTCGCCTCTTCGACAGTCCTCCGTGAAGAGATCTGGGTGGATGACGCTCGACATAACCTTGGTGTCTACGATGCGGGGTGTTATGTCATAGCCTAACTTGCGGAGTGCGGGTGCATCAAAGTTAATGGCGTTGTGTCCGGTGATGTTGTGACTGTCATTCAGCATGGCTACCCCTTCATCAAGGTTGTTAGCGTTGGAGCTGAACGAGTGCATCTTAGCGGTGAGTGGGTCGAAGATAGAGATGCAGTGCAGATCCTTTAAGCCTTCCAAGGTCGGCCAGAAGTCAATTGCGTTAGTCTCTATGTCGAAGAATAATATCTTATGTTTTTTCATTGTGTCTGTAAGGTAAAGCAGTGCCGGTCTGTTCCCGGCTGTCAGGATTAGTGTTACCTCGTTCCAAGGAGGAGTTTTCGGGCTAGCTAGCCATTGAAATATAATCACCCCACTGTTCAGCCATAGCATCCGCAATGCCTTGGCATGTGACCGATCTGTTCTTCCACCTATCTTTACCCGGTGAGGCATAGTGGACTTTGTGTGTGTCTTTTTTGGGAAGCTGTTGCATCGCTTGCTTTACATTCATAGTTTCAAAAAGTGGCGGTAAATTTTTCAACCAAAACCCTGTCCCCTTACTTTCCATGTGACCGAACATCCAAGGCTGCACAATCTGTGACTGTCGTTGGCCGATGATCTCCCGAGCGTAGTGGTGCATGATAGGGTTCTCGACTGCGATGTGCTTGATGTGAGGAGCGTTTAGTAATGTCTTGAAGAACTCTGCGGCCTCAAACAATTTAAACCAACGACTGGGGTCAGTGTGTAGATGTTTAACTCCTGAGTTAGCTAGGTAGGTGCAAGGTGGGTGAGCGATCATCAAATCAAATCTTTGGTTTAACAATTCACTAACATCCCCCGTGTGGTGGGGACCAGGAGATTCACTAGGAAGTATGTCGCAGCTAACCGCATCATGTCCACGCTTAATGAACGCATCTCGAACGACACCAGAGAACTCACACGCTATTAAGACTTTCATAAAGATTCAAAACTATACTCACTCATACGACCCGTGACAGTATTAAAAGCAAGGTTAGTCGCCACCCCTGTGTCACCGGAGAACCTATTCTTTAGAACCCGAACCGTTGTAACATGCTTATGCTCAAGGTCTTGTTGGTTTCGTTCCAATCCTATGACCATGTCGGAGAGCTGTGCTATAGCCGCTGATCCCCTAAGGTGAGCAAGCGAAGTCTTACTTCCTTCTTCGTGACCCCGTCCTTCCGAGGGGCGCTTAAGGTGGGAAACCAGTATCAATGCGATGCCACATTCCTCTACCAAACCACGAAGCTTGGTCATAACATTATCAATCATCCGTCTTTCATCTCCGTCTTGCATCCCACTGACAACAATAGAAATGTGATCAAGAATAACATACTCGACATCCAACGCCTTTGCCATGTGCATTACGTGCGATAACAACCGCTCTGCATCAAGTGAACCCCAATGGTCGTATAGCCACATCCGTCCTGAACCGACTGTGTTAATATAAGCTTCATCGAAGTTCGTGTCAGCGTAGTTTATTTCTGGGTCGAGGTGAAGAAGCTTACCCATCTCAAGACCTACAATACCTAACGCCGTGCGCTCAATGGATTCCTCCAAGGCTATGTATCCTACGGAACACTCCGTGGTGGTGAGAATGTGGTGGGCAATGATACGACAGACTTGGGACTTACCTATACCGGACCCGGCACAGAACGTAACGATCTCCCCTTTGCGAATCCCTCTTGTCATTTCATTCAACCCATCGAACGGGTAGGAAATGCTTTCGGTGTTCTTTGGGTTTGTTACCCGGTCGTGGATTTCTGTTCCCGAAACAATCGCATCAGGTCTCCATGCGTTCGCTTGGAATATGGCATGTATCACATCCTTGCTTCGCTTGTTGACTAAGCACTCGTTCGCATCCTTTAACGGTAGTCTAGCGACCTTGGCCTTACCGTTCGGAAGAATACTAACAACCTCCTCCACCGCTTTACGTCCAGGATCATCTTCGTCGAACATGAGAATAACTTCATCCCATAACGACAGCCACTTAAGATTCTTTTTAAATACCTTGGCGGCACTGGTTGCTCCCGTGGGAACTGAGACGCAAGCATACTTGTTCTCTTGTATTTGACTGACACTCAAGGCATCTACTTCTCCTTCGGTAACAACCAGCTTCCTTCCTCCCATTGGGTGTAGGTGTTGTCCGTAAAAGCGATCAGAAATGTTACCAAGTATCATGAACTGCTTGCCTTCGAACCGTAACTTCTGTCCTTGAAGCTTCCGGTCGTCGTCGTAGTAGTCCGCAATGTGACAAGCCCGTCCGTTAAACTCACCAATGCGGTAGCGCATTCGCTTGCAAGTATCGAGTGTTATATGTCGCGCAGGTATGTCACTATATCGTCCATCCAAGAAGTCCTCGGAGGTAGTGTGTAATGGTTTTGTTATTTTCATAGTGGTAGTCGGAAGATTATTAGGTGCAGTTTGTTCAACGATTACGGTGGAGCGGTCATAGTTACTGCACGAATGACAGAAAGTAGACAGGTCTTCGTTAACGCACAACGCATCCGACGCACCACAGCTCTCACAAGGCTGATGAATGGCGATATACATCTTCTGTTTTTTTTTGTTTTATTATTCGTTACTCAAACCATGACCTCGGTATGGACTTCTCGCACCAAGGAATGCCATGCTTGTCACACCAATCTCCATACGTAGTCTTACTCCGCTTGTTCAAGGTGTTACTTGCTCGCATAAAAACAAAGCGAATGTCCAAGTCTGGGTGTTGGGCTTGAATCAACAAGTGCTTTGCCCTGTCTGAGGACATGAAGCGACCCTTAGCTTCAAGAATAACACCATTATCCAAGATAAAATCCGGGGTGTAGTGGTGGTTCTTAACATACTTGAGACGAAGGGACTCGTAGGTAAACTTGACCCCTGCTTTTTTCATTGCAAGGGACAAGCGTTGTTCAAATTTAGAACGGAATCGAGGCATTCTTGGTGGTGTCAGGTTCAAATGCAGCACCAAGATCCTCGGACACAAAGCCTCCTTCTTCAGCGTCGAATGCAAAGCCACCCGAGCCGCCCTCGTATTCCTTCAGCTCAATAACCTGTACAGCCTTCAAGCGGAGGGTGTATCCAACGCCAAGCATCGGAGTAAAGTAGGCTGATGGCTCCACGCCGAGACGCATCTTGGAACCAGAACCAATATTGGGTGGGTTATCTAATTTTTTCCCAGCCGAATCAAATAGTGCTACCGCAAATGTCAACAATCCTTTACTGGTCTCGCGTTGGGCTACCTGCTTCGCGAAAAGTTCATACTCGTTGTCGTCGTTAACTTTTAACGGCAGCTTCTGGCTTCGCATCAACTTCTTTTTACCAGATTCTTTGACTAATCGTTCGTATTCCTTTTCGAACCAAGGGTTAATGGTCGCCTCAAGGGTTTCATAGTCGTCCTTCGAAAGGATAAGCTTTACAGAGTAAACTCCGTCAGCGTTAAACTTGGTATCCGGGGTGTTAAGCTTAGGATACATTGCGGTGCCGATTGGCGTGGTCAGTTGTTTCATTTTATTAGGTTTTGGTTTTGTTTTTCTCAGTATTGTTCAACTGAAAAAGTATTGGGAGTTACGCAAGGTGGTAACATCAAAGTTTCCGTAGTCAGGAAGAGACGGTAACTCCTCGCAACTCTCCTTTTGCCATTGTGACGCAAGGTCCGCAAGGATATCTTTCGCAAACATCTCGGAAAAGCTGTCACGTAGGGACGCAGCAAGGGTCTCGCAGTTGTTACTGTGGGTGGCGAAGCTGTCGTGTATCATGGCGAAATCATAAATCCCACGCTTCCAGCTTTCGTTTACGGTTAACACTAACCCGGCGGCATCGAGACTGTGAATTACATTCGGGGCCACTCCGTTGCTTTGCTTCCGCGAGTCCAAGTCATCCGTCGAATCTTGAAAACGCACTGAGGTTAGTGATCCGTTCAACCAGGTTTTTACCTTTTGACTGACCTGTTTGCGGTAGTCCTGCGAAACTTTAAAGCCGCTCGGACTCACCCAAGTTAATGGTAAATCCTGCTTGGTCATCAGGCGAGCGGTGTCTTGGAACCAGTCCATCACTTGTTTCGGCTTCGTAAGAATCGTCTCAATGCTGTCCCAAAGAAGGTCACCAAGATATTTAATGGCTGGATACATATGGCTACGCCCAAATACACAGTCCATCCCACGCTCGCGTCGAGTTGTGTCATACCACTCAGCTACATAGTTCCGGTTCGAGTAAGGTGTTAACCCATAGCTGTAACACATGACCGGCCTCTTGGACATCTTCCTGTCCATCCCAAACTCCACCCAAAGCCGAGCGTAGTCTCTTCCCTCCGACGCGTGGACCTTTAGCTGGGCTAAGGTGTGGTCCGAAACCAACCGATAAATGTCTTGCGGAACTTCAGTGGGCGATACATTCGTGGCAAAACAACCTTCCTCATCGCGACTTAATAACGACAACAACTGAAGACCCGAGTTGGTTGCGTCCATTGCACACGGTAGGTGAGTCCGAAAATTCTTGGAGCGCTTGGTGTGATACTCAGCCCACTCGAAACACCACGCTAGGGCTTGCCAAGGCTCGTCGGCTTTCGTCCACTCCCTGTTTCCTTTGGGGTCGTTGGCAATCTTTATCGCATCCTTGGTAAAATCATCAGCCCATTGAAGGCGTTTCTCAAAAGAACATTTATCGTTACCGAAACAGTTTGCCCCGTGAATTCCCAACCACCTTAGGTCGTCGTCGCTCTTTATAGGCATTCCCCTGTGAAACTTCAACAACCCGCGACAGTGATCTGGCCCTTGGTAGTTAAGGTAACTTGGAACCTGGTATATCCGTCCTCTAAAATCACAGCTCGACGGCATGAACAAACGAGCGTTGCGGAACTTCCGGGATAACATCAAAATTTTTGAGATCAGAATCCGTTTCGACCTCAAGGCTACGTTATAACCACTCAGCTCCCGCTTGTCGTCGCGCCAGTTTCGAGTCTCTTCAACGGAGAGGTGATCCCCCGGCCATTCCGGTAAAACAATGTCGTTCCGGGGTGGTAATCCAATTTGTAAATCCTTTTCCCAAGCCCATTCAAGGACATCCAAGACCTTGTTGTTAACAGCGTAAGGTGTTTCTTGAATTAGGTTAACCGCATTGTAGACCTTCGGCATGTCCAAAGCGGTGCGTAAAACATTCCGATCCGAGCAACGAATGAACGGAAGCACCGGTAACCCACTGTTTTCGTGAATGCCGTAGCCACCACCAAACACCTTGGTCCAAGGCTCGGGACTTTCCACCATCGGTAGCCAAAAAGGTAACAACAACTCGCGGTAGGTATCGTAGTCGTTAATCCATTCGCGGGTGAGTTCGGAGATCTCCACCATACGCATAGGCTTGTAGTGTTTGCGCTTGCGGTGCGCCTTGTCGGTAAAATTAATTAAGCCCGTGCGATCGTGGACAATTTCTAACAACATCGAACCACATGACACACGATCTCGGCGTGTCCAGTCGTCCCAATCCATGTCCTCGTTTCGGGCCGTCTTGTGTAAGTAGTTGCTTTGGACAATAGGTCCACGACCTGCCAAGTCTTGCATTCGCTTTACTAGGCGCGACCCAAAGTCGTGGTTTCGAATGAGGAAATCCGATAGGAGCTGGTCTTCCACTGCTCGTCCGAGTTTAAAACAGACGCTTGCATAGCTTCGGGCTTCGTCAAGGACATCCAAGGTTGATTTGACGGCAATTAATGCCATCGGTCGGAATTCGGTGGGCTTTATCGCACACAGGCACTTTTGCCACTGCGATTTGTTTTTGATTGCCTTTACCTTTGGTAACAACTCAGTAATCCCAAGCACCACCGGCTCAACTCCGTCCCGAGAAATACGACGACCAGCGTTGGTCAAGGAACCCGGTGTATCGGAGCGGTTCTTCCTGTAACGTTCAACCCCGAGATCTATCATCTCTTGGTTTAATTCGCGTTGGTCCATTTTGGAAGTTTTGGTAAAGGGTGTTCAATGACGGAAAAACAGTAACCGTGTCCGTAGTTTTCTTACGACTCTAGTCCCTTTACCAAAAGAATTTGTGCGCGTTTACGCATTAAGTTCTCTCGCTTCCTGACAATTCTATCAATCCTGTTGGTTAACATCAAGCACTCATCGTCCAAGATCTTGATTTTTATCTGTTCCCTGTGAGTTAAATACTTTTGGTCAATTTTCATAGGTTCACAAGTTCGTTTTTAATTCCGGCAATAACATCCTTTAGGTAAGGCGTTGGATACACCTTGGTCGCTTTTGAGCGTCCGTTGGCGTGGTGGACCTTGTCAGTGTGAGCGAGGTTAAACTTCACGAAGTCCCGAACGACAGCAAAGATTGCTTCTGGGCTAGTTTGCATTAATCCGGCAAGCTGTTTCGTGGTGACCCCCGGACTCATGACCAACGCTAGGGCAATACTAGCGCGATACATGGTTTTAATGTTTGCTCGGCGGAACGACTCCGTTGCTAAAAGTAAAGGTTTCATGGTTTTGTTTTTTGTTATTGTTCAAGGATGTCACGGGCAGCGGCTAAATC